ACTCGAACCACTGCGAGCCATCGATTAACTGAGTTCTCCACCACGCCTCAAATGCCTGAGCCTGAGCAGAGTTAAAGATCCAGCTAATGCTAGCCATAGTCGGAACACTAGTGAAATTCCGACGTTGACGAGCGCGACCACTAGAAAGCTCTGATCGTTTAAGCGGACTAACGGTCTGATAGGTTCGACCGTTATGCAATCCTCGCGGCAGTGATTCTGGATAATTGATCATGGTGGCGAGTTGTCGTCATCGGAATATACCTCTACATTATACGTCATCGCTTCCACGTTAGCGGACTCGGTGCCGCCTGGGGATATAGAGGTAATAAGCACTGGATAACCAATACCAAATAGCAAGTGTGGCGGCTCACGATCCAGCGAAGTATCTGGCGGAAAGTCTAGTTCGGAGATAGACAGGTGGAAATCATCAATGCGGGTTGCGATGTATGCGCCTGAACTAGTACCGTCTTGCCGGCGGACGTAGACATAATGCGGGCCAGGCATTGACCAGTCGAAAGCCTCGGATGATTCAATTACGCCATTATCGTAAGAGATCATGTAAGCAGATTGCGCATAGCCAGGAACATCGTCGGCAACCTGAACAAAGCTTAGGTAGCGAGAGTTAAGAGCATCAAGTTCGGTCGCCCAGTTGTATTCCCAGCGACGGAACTTCAGTGCGCGACGTTGACGCATGCCAATACGCCACGCCTTGGTGCGGTTAGTGCAGCCTTCCGCCTTGATCTTCTGTACTCGTGTGCCAGCATCACCTGGCAGTCTGCATTCAACCGTCTCAACCTGCCACGACACGCCGTCGACGTATTCGACATCAACGCCGTCATAGTCATCAGGGCGAACAGCAGTAAACGAGCGTTCAAGACCGCGAGTCATGTTCTGAGGAGTGTACATAGACTCGAATGCAATGCGTGGCTCATCACGAGCAGGACGCAATAGCCCTCGATCTACCGTAAGCTCGCTGTAGCCGCATGACAGCGCGTCGTTGATTACACCCTTGGCCGTGCCATTGGTGTTAGTTGCTTGGTCGTAGTGGTCGCCACGAGCCTTCCAGATGGCGTCTAGGCGGTCTAGCTCTACAAGGTCTAAGTCTGAGTCCGTGTAGCCGACGTTCTTTGCGACGTAAGCGAAGAATGGGGCGATGTCGCGAGTTGCAACCGGAGCAGTCCATGCGCCATTGAGGCGAGTAGGTAGCTTGCGTGTAGCCTCGACAGACACCATTGCTTCAGACTGGGCAGACAGACGATCACCGCCGCGAGCATTTACGCTCATTACAGTTACGCCCGCATAGGAGATTGGCGCCGACAGAAGGGATCTCGCACCGTACCAGACAGTATCGTTATTGATCTCTGTCTCACGCTCTGATTGCTGGATGAAGATCTTCTTGATTCGAGCTTCTGGACGCATCGGATAAGGCAGGTCGACGCGATTAGTGAAGCCCTGAGAGTCAAGCGATGAGCCGGTATGCGTTTTCGAGATGGCAGTCCATGCACCTGCAACATCCATGTCTCTCCATTCGAATTGGTGGAACGCTCCAACTTCGTACACTTGGCCTTCTCGTCCCAGACCGCACAGACCGCTAGGCATGAAAACGTCCCACTCGATAGCAGTAGCCTTCTCGCCAAACGGACACATAGCGAACGGGCCACGGTAGCCGCCCTCAAGGTTCGATGGATCTAGCGTGACTGATGCGGATGCTGTCTCAAGATAAACAAAACCCGGGAAGTCAGTGTCGACTGCGCCGGTAGAGTCGAGGCGTTGAACGGTAATCTGCGAGGTACTAAACACTGTCACACGGAATCGTTGTCCACGAGGCGCAATGCTTGCAGGAAGCGATCCAAGCGTTAACCCCGTTACAGGCGCGCCACCGTCAAAGTTAAGCGTCATCTCGGCAGGAGTAGCACCTACAGAGGGCGTGAAGCTGTTTACGACGTATAAGCCTGCGTTTGATCCAGCAATCTCGATTGAGTCGCCAACTGAAGGAGCAAGCATATCGAGATTAAAGCCGCGAATGATGTCGCGAGCACCGACACCACCATCGACGAAATCGTACTGGTACGAAACGAGAATTCGAACAATCAGACCATCAAACCAGTCGCTCGGGAAATTGCCGGCGCCAGATGGAATGGTAACGGTGTAGTCGTCGAATATCTGCGAGGTAGCGACATAGCCGTTAGTCAGCGGCTCGGATACAGTCAGCTCAAGTCCTGACGAGCCGTTAGAGCTGGAGCCAACCTCAGTAACGTCGTTCCACCAGAGATGCGCAGGATCTGCTGACAGGTTAGCACCGGGGCCATACACATTGATTTCGACATCGCCACCAAGCGAGATTGCTGGAGTGTCTCCGATCAGAATCTTGTTGCCTGGAATCTCGTGCTCACCCTTGCCGATACAAAGTAACATTTCTACATGCTGCTCGCGAGGGCCAGCAAAGTAGCGGCGCGGAGGCAGAAGATAGTCCGGATAAACCTTTCGAGTGCCTGCGATCTCGCGAATAGGAGAGTTCAGCTTTACCTTGTTGCCCTTGATCGAGGCCTCGTTAATCCCTTCGCCATTCTGCGCGGTCGAACTAACTTTTGGAATCTTCGGCGTCAGAGTCTTGATGGCGACTAGAAACAGTGCTCCGAAGAACAGTTCTGTACCTTTCGGCTCAATAACAATGTCGACATTATCGGTAGCGGCGAACGAGCAAATAGCCCATTGCTCAGGCGGAATAACCTCGCCATTCAACGAAACGCTGATCGGGTGAACATCCATATCAGAATAGCTCGGCACGTTCTTAGCCAGCCAGTCGCGCACAGTCACTCCGCCTGCGCGAAACTCTTCGCTAGGCTCATCATTCAGTTTCGATCCGAATACTCTAATTGTCACGGTAGTAGATCACTCTTAGATATTGGGATTCGAAATCACTAACGCGCATCAGTCGAGCCCCCTTCTTCGGGTTAATCTCTAGCGCGTGCAATCCATTTTCTAGTTCAATTATAACAGCGACATGGATGCAGAGAGGGCCACGGAATACGGCTGCAATGGCGCCGTGTTCTGGCTTGCACTCTTCCATGTTCGCGGACTCTTGTTGATAGGCGCGGGTGAATTCTTTTGGTTGCGTGTTTCGAATTGCGCCGAATGATGGGAGTAGGCGTTTTCCGCAGTGCAAATTTCGAACCTCGCGACATAAACCCCAGCAATCGTACTTTGCAGGTCCGCGAGCGCCGTCTTCGTATGTAGCTACTAGATAAACGTTGAGCCATTCCATTATAAATACTTGAGCGCTGGGGCAAACTTACTCGTATATAGATCACGAGGCCATTGCATATTCATAATATCGAGGAACCCAGCATCAATCTGCACAGTAGTCCCACTAACACTGCCGCCTAGAACAGTCGCATAGAACGGTTTCTCGGACGGAGTAGTCAGATCCACATTCAAGTATCGACGAAACGTCAACGTGATCCGTTGCGAAAAGAACAACGCAGAGTCGATTCTTTTCTGCGCTTCACCTGTAACATTATCAATCGCAAAACTAAGCGTCTGATTTCCCTGATTGCTTTTCTTTGGAAGCGCAATAGCAATTGGAGCCGCCATGAATGTCTTGAATGCAACACCATCCAAGCCTAACGTCATGTCTTCGTAACCTTTGACGATGTAAAGCGGCTCGTCCCATGCAGGACAAGCTAGCTCTACAGTATCAATAATTACTTCTGATCCTGCCGATGCGTAGACTCGCTCAATTAGAGTGCTCAAGTTCCCTGCCTCCGAGTACCAGTCAATGAGTTGGTCGCTCGACCTGTTTTGCCGTCGCTCATCATATCACCCACAATTACGTCAACTACCCATGCGCGGTCTGCTTCGCTGAACTTAGCCGATGCTGATGCGTTGTCATTGCCGTAGTTGTGCACGTTAACAACTGGAGCGGCACCGGCAGCACCTGCACCGCTAGATGCATCCTTATTACTAACAACATCGCCACGACTGTTCGGCATCATGTACTGACGACCGTTGGCAGCGTTGAAGATTTCAGGTGCGCCTGTTTCGTTCACTCGGTACATGCCGTCAGCCTGTACTGGACCGCCGAGAGCACGACCAGAGAACAGT